ACTTTGCTGCGGACTGCCGAAGGAACTTTGCTGCGGACTGCCGAAGGAACTTTGCTGCGGACTGCCGAAGACTCCCTGCAATCCCATTCCGGGAGTGCTTTGTTGTCCGCCGAAGGAGCTTTGCTGCGGAGTGCCGAAGGAGCTTTGCTGCGGACTGCCGAAGGCTCCCTGCAAACCCCTACCGGGCATGTTCTGCAGCGCCGTTGCCGCCAGTTGCGACATCTGGTTTTCACGGTTCATATTGAACTGCTGTACTGCTGCCTGCTGTGCGGGATCCGAAGGACCTCCTCGATACATCATATCCAGCGGCAACGCACCGAGCCCTCCGCCAAGCATGCCAGAAGGTATGTTTTGTTGCTGCATCCCCAGTCCGCCAGAAGACATGCCCCGTTGCGCATCAAGCTGATATTGCGCAAAAGGACTGGACGACGAACCAAGGCCCTGGGCGTATGGGTTCGGACCGGCCATTTGCGCCTCATATCCGGCCTGCGCAAAAGGACTGATTTGTTGCTGCATCCCAAGTCCACCAGAAGACATGCCCCGTTGCGCATCAAGCTGATATTGCGCAAGGGGCGACATTTGCGGACCAAAGGTGCCGCTTGACGTGTTGCCCAACATCGGGGAACCCGGCATCTGAGCTTCTTGCTGACGCGCCTCAGCCATGTACTGCTTAAAGCCTTGTGGATTGGCAGCAATGGCTCTTGGATCACGACCTGACATCCCTTGAGGCAATGCCCCAATATCAGGGGACTGCATTCGTGCCTGTGACAAAAGTTGAGTCAATGCGCTCGTTTGAGACGGCGATACTTGGGGCATTCCCGGGGGCGGAACCATCGGCGCGGGCTGCGGATTTTGTTGCCCGAGCTGCTGCTGCGCTTGCTGCACCTTGGTAAATAACCTTTGGGCCACACCCGGCTGAGGAGGCTGCGCCTGATTCAGTTGATTCAGTGTTGAACGGGCGCTACGGGCTCTGCTGAAAATGCTCATCATTGATCCTTATCTGTCAACCACCAAACAGTCCACCAACTCTCTTGGCTCCGGCGGCCGCAGTCAATGCACCGATCCCGATTCCCGCCGCTTGTTGGAACGGACTTGCGCTTGGCTGACTTGCCGCAGTGGTTGCCATCGACGTGGACGGCGCACCCCTGTAGATGTCAGACAAGAATGCCGCCTGCTGATACGGGGCATACAGTCGTTGGGTCTCCGTCGCACGCTGCGCGTCCAACTGCTGCTGGTTGAGCGCCTGCTGCGTTTGGCCAATGTTGTACAGGAAATTGATGTCGCTTTGTCCCATCGCCTGCGCCGTCTGGCCCATCGCACCCTGTTGGATGCCCAGTTGGCCCAGTTGCGCGGCCAACGAGCCGAGGCCCATGGCCTGCTGCTGACCAATCCCAAACTGCTGCCCTGCCAACTGGCCAATGCCCATGCCGATATTCTGCATCTGCCCGGCCTGCTGGCCGTAGATGTTGGCCAAGGTTTGACCTGCTGCAACTTGCGCCTGCCCACCCGCCAACTGACGCTGTTGCTGCTGTTCAAAAGAAGCCATCGAATTGGCCTGCGCTTGGCTGTAACCCTGCGCCATCAGATTGGCCATCGTATTGGCCTTCTGCTCCAGAATTCCCCGTTCCATCTCGGCCCGCTGCACCCCTTCCCGAGTGCTGCCAAAGGCCCCGGATCGAACCGCCTGCGCAGCCGCTCCTTGCTTTGCAATGTCCCCCTGCCGCTGGATCTGCTGCATTGCAACATCGATCACTTGCTGCTGATAGGGGTTCATGAAGGCTTGCGCGCGGCTCGGGTCGTAGCCCTGTGCCGCGCCACCAAGCTGAGTGATCGCTTGCTGTAGCTGGCCAATGCCTCCTGTCATGCCTCTGGCAGCGCCACCCGCCTGTTGCAGCGCGGCCTGCGCGTCAGTGAACTGTCCCCTGGTGTCCGCGCCACGCAGGATGTCAGCCGCTTCGCCCGCAGTTCGATATGCACCGCCCAAGGCGACATTCGCGCCTTCGACGTAAGGCATATACGAACCAATGCCCGTGGTCCGCGCAGCCTCAATCGCTCTCATCTGCGGGTCTGTAAAGCCCGCAACCTGATAACCAGGAAGCTGCTCGGCAAAGCTGGGGCCTTCCGCAGGCGAAGTCGCTAGTTCAGAGGCCCTTTTGAGCAGGTTTAGCTTGTACGCCTCAACTTCCGGGCTTTCCGAAAGCATCCGCTGGGTGGTGATTGTCTCTGCCATTTAAGCGCTCCTAACCGGCCCGCCTTCGAGCATCTTCATCATTTTGTACATGCGCGCCGCACCCTTGCGGCGGCTACCATTGCCAGCATTGCGCACCGCCTTGGCGGTGAACACAAACTCGCCGTCCGAGAGCATGGCGGGGATCGAATCCGAAGTCCCGGTCCCCGGTCCGTTGATCGGGCCCGTTTTCCTTGGAAACTGAGTCGTTTGCATCGGACCGCCCTTGGCTCGATACACGGGCATGGGCGGATAGATCTGCGGCACTTGATACAACCCCGCCACGTTATACGGCTGCAACACGCCACCTGGACTGTTTGTGATCCCCGGCGTCGGCACGGTCGGTGCCATGTAGATCGGGTTAACGGGGAAATTGGGCACGGCTGGCGTCGGCTGAAGCCGTGGCTGATAGGTCGACGGGTTTGGATAGAACCCACGGTTCTCAAAGAACTTGTTGACGTCTTCCGCCCGCTTTTGCGACTGTCGAATGTAGTCCTCGGCATCGTACAGCGGACTGCTGTCCCCAGGCTGAGACTTGAACGCCCCGCCCGCAGCCGCTACCGCAGTACCGGCCAAGGCCAACGGACCGTACTTCTGCAAAATGCCCGCATCCGCCGCCAGTCCCGGACGGCTCGGGGACAGGTACTGGTTGTACAAGTCTCCCGCGCCTTGGGCCATGCGGCCGAAGAAGCCTGGTTGCGCCGGGTTCGACCCAGGGGGAAGCAGTTGGCCACTGGACGAATAAGGCGTTGAAGCCGTCGTGCCCATCTCCCCAGCAACCGAAGGAGACGGCGCAGGTCCTGCCATCAATTCGCCCGTCGTAGAGTAGGCACCAGCGCCCATCTCTCCAGCCATATTGGCTGCCGTACCGAGCTGACCAATTCCTTGTCCTGCTCCAGAAGCCGCGGCGTCTGCTCCCGGCGTAGGTGCCTGCGCTCCAGGCGCGGGCGGTCCCATGGCCTGAAGACCACCTGAAATCAGTCCCGAAGTCGCACCCATCTTCAGCGCTTCTGAGGGCTTCATGCCCATCACCAGACCGGCTCCAGTGCCCAAAGCAGCTGTCGTCAGGCCAGTGTTGAGCGCCGTTCCTGCTGCCCCAGGCAGCACACTTCCGACCGACTGCAATGGGCTCACGCCGCCAATCGTGCCACCGCCACCAACATAACCCAGCGCGGCCGACACAAGCGCCTGTTTGAGATTACCTCCGGCTGCAAGCGCTGTCGCGCCCCCTGCCAATGCGGCCGCGCTCGCGGTGCTCGCCACAAGGCCAATGCCTGCCGGACCGAGGACCGTGGCCAGCGCAATCGTGCCAATGATCCTACCAATCGGCGACTGCAAAGCCTTTTTGACGGCTTTGCCGACCTTCTTGAAGAACTTCTTGAAGTACTCCGGCAAGCCCGTTTCAGGGTTGATGGTCCCCGAGCCGCCCTGCGCCTGCAGCATCCGCGCTTCGTCCGGCGTGATGTGCGCGAGCATCGTGTCGCCGTTCCTGCCCCGCGAGGCAAGATACTGCGCCATGTCGGCCAAGCCACCTTGCGCCATGGCCATCGGAGCCATACCCGGGCCTGCCTGCATAGGGGCCATGGCCCCCTCGACACGGCCCATCTTGAGTTCATTCAGCACGGCCAGCGCCGCACCAATGAAGGTGGGATCGTACTGGTCCGGGAAGTCCCCCGGGTCCATCATGTCGCGACTGATCAGGTCTTGGATGACGCGTTCGTAATCGCCAGGGTTCCTGGTCAAATACTCCATGACATCGATCAGCTGATCGATTTCACGGGGCGTCAGATCGACATCAGCAAGATCCTCGCGGAGTGACTCTTTCATCATCTCCAACGCGGCCGGATCCGTCATCCCGAGCGCGGTCTTGGCGGCGTCGTATGCGTCAGCACTAGACACGGCCATCGGCTCTTGCTGCGACATGGGAGCTTCCATCGGAAGCGCCATGATTCCTTCATTTTCCATAGCAATCCTTTCCTTGGTTGGCCAAAGCCCTCAGTGGGGCTGCGCGTCAGGAAAGGACGCGAACATGGCCCAAATTATGGACGATTTCATTAGTTCCTGTCCATTTCTAAGTACGACAAGTAAAAGTCCACACTGGCCACGGACGAAGTGACCTTGAGCACGTCAGTGGCCTCCAAAATCAACGGCACCCCACTAAACACATCCATGGTCTGGTTCGTGGGCAGTGCATAGCTTCGCAAGATGTAGTACGGAGTGGCCCCGCCTAAAGGGTAGACCGCCGCCGTCAGAGTAGCTTGACTGGCGTTTTCATTGGTCACACGCAACGACGACACCACTGCAGTGTTGGCCGCAGGCACGGTGTAGATCGCGGTTTCCGTTGCCGCCGACGGCGTCAGATACTTGCGAAGATACTTGTTTGCCATGTCACATCGCCGATACGAAATTGATGGTCAGAATTACCGACGAAATAGCGGGCCGTGTTGGGGTCGCATCCGTGCCATAGTGCTCAAGAAACACGTCCGTACTACTGGCCCACCATGCAAGCTCTAGGTAATTAACAGAGGGGTCGCTTACGGTGAAAATACCAGTGATGGTAGGCACAACATGAGACCATGTTGTGGCGTCTTTACGGGCGGCTATATCAAACCGCGTCCGACTAGCTGCGTAATTTACGCCCGTGTCCTTTGCCCAGATCTCAAACTCTTGGGTCGCATTACTGCGGTTTGAAACCTGGATCCTGATCGTAACCAAATAGTTCCCAGAACATGGAACGTAAATCTTGCTGTTATCCACCACCCGTATCCCATTGACAATGGGAGTAAGGTTGTAAGTGATAAGTTCTTCCGTCGTGATGCTGGTGAGATCCTGGTCTACGTCTGACATCAGCATTGCGTGAGGCAATATGATGCCGTTTGAAAGCTGAAACCCTCGAATCCCACCGGCAAATCCGCCCCCGGCCCCGGATCCGGCCGACGCCCAGCCCGAAGCGGCTGCGGTGTTGACATCAACATTGGATGAATAGCTGTTGTTGAGCTGAAAGATCACCTGTTCCAGCGAACGCACGAGCTGGTCAAATTGCTCGGCGCTGTAGCCCTGCGTTGCCGCATTAGGCAAACGGACATTGTTGATCTTACTCATCTGAGGCCATCAGGCTGGATGTTCACGCGCATCGTGCCAAAGCGCCAGTTTCCGTCCACCTCGTTGCTTTGGATCCGTAACTGAATCTGCCTGCCTCGCGCCCGGGTGTCCACCTTTTCCGTGTTCGGGGCGATCGTATAAGGGTCCAAGGAACTGGGCGTAGCGGCCGCCTGCGGGAAAGCACGCAGCAGCAGGTGAATCGTCAGGTTGCCGACTTGGTTCTTGAAGTCCGGGATAAACCGAGACATGAACAACATCTCGTCGCCATCGCCAATGTCAAAATAGCCAGAGGTGATGAACGAATCGATCGCCGCGCCATTTGCATTCTTGCCGTCTTCTTGGTTATAGACCACAGTACGGCCGGATGTCAGGCCATAAATCGTACTGATCGTGCTGGCCGTGCTGTCCTCATCGTACTCGGCAGCCAAGGGCTTGTTGAAGGACCCGACATCCCGCCAAGAAGTACGGGCCATAGTACCGATCGACCAGACGTTTTCCAGATAGTTGTACGTCACATTGCGGTTGATGTAGTCACTGTCCGCAGAACAGTACCACCATGTCACTTCATTGAACTGGGTGTTGACGCCAACATGGACCTGTTGCGCCTGGACAAGATTGATGTCCTTGAACACATAATCTTGGACCGTGCTTGGGAGCTTTTTCACCGTTCCGTCAAAGACAAAGAACGCTTCCTTACCCATCCAATACGCCACACCATTGACGTCGGCCGCTGCATGCGGGCCCATGATGCCGCAGTTGGCCCCCAACTGCTGAAAGCCAAAAGTAAATGGCGGCCCAAGGTACTGCTGGCCGTGCAAGGACAGGTCCGTGAAAATCAGGATCTGACCACGAGACCGGATGGCACTGAGGATCTCATTGCCGTCCGTGAGCCGTTGTCCACCGGCCGTGTTGGTTGCAGTCGGAGTAAAGTCATTGATGTTTTCCTGACTGGAAAACCGCACGAACATCGGATCCTGTGTTGAGGGAGAGGCAAGAGTGGTCTCAGTGCCAAAACACACCAGATGTCGATCAGGGGTCGAGACCAACGCAAAACGGCTCTTGGTCGGCGCGCCTGCAATCACTGTAGCCCGGGTGTTCAGGGCTGTCACAGGGGCCCATTCATAAATGCCGCCATTGACGTACTGCAGGATGAGATTCTCACCATAGGTATCAAACTGCCAGACTTGAGCAGACAATTGAGCGCCCGCTACACCAGTCCGGGGCGTGCCCCACGTACCAGTCCCCCATGTGCCAACACCCCAACCAAAGTCAAAGTAGGCGATCGGCGAGCCGGTGTTGATCTGATACTCAGCATTTGCGGTGCCTGCGGCAGTGGCCGTGCTACTGGCCTGCATCGGAGCAGTGATCTTGTATTCGTTTGAGTTCACAATCTCTGTGATCTCAAACTGATTGTTCAACGACGCATTGGTGATCCCACCAGGATTACCGGTCACACTGGAAAAGGTGACGAAGTCCCCTAACAGCGCGCCATGGGAGGTGTCGTTGACAACAACCGTGGTGATGCCACTTGTCGTATCAAAAGTAATTGCCCCGCCCGTTACTGTGCGCCGGATTGGAGTGATATCCGCCCATGTTCCACCATAAAAGGCATAAACTTTTTTGTTGGTTCCAACCGCAGCAAAAGGAGCTCCGTCCAAATTCGTCCAAGTAAATACCTGTGTAGCCATTCCCAGAAGGTTCACCGGGATTGCGCCAAAGTCCGTCCACCCACCAATCTTTTCTGGCAGCCCGTAACGAAACCGAACATAGTCCCCATTCGTCCAGCCGCCTTCAGCACCGTATTCGGTGTTTTGCTTGTCAATCCCAGGCTTGAGAAATAGACGAAGAAGCGGCATGGATCACCTGTAGCTTGCGGTTTTTTTTGCGACTGATTTAGGCTGCTTCACAAACTGTTTCCCTTGGGCATTGCCTTTGGCCTTGGCGCGGTTAGTAGCTGCTTTTTCCCCCGGTGAAAGAGCGCCCCACGCAGCATCAGGCAGATATCGCTTTTTGCCCTTACTGGGTTTCCCGTCTGACGTGCGCCACTTTTGCGACGTCCAGTCTTTGAGCGACTGCTGAGGGGCTTTCATGAAGTATAGCCCCCACCCTTTTTCTTGTACTCAGACGCCAAAAGCTGTGCTTTTCTCGCGGACCATTCCCCCGGATCACCGCCCTTGGTGCCCGCTTTGATTTTGGAGAACAATGCCTTACGCATGCTTGGCTTTGTGTAGTTGCCTGCGGCATTGACCTTGGATTTGGCTTGTTTTTTCATGGTTACTTTTGTTCAAGTGCTGCGATACGGGCCTTTGCTTCTACTAGCTCTTCCTTTAGCTGCTGAACCGCTTTAAGCAGGGGAGTTATAAGAGATGAGTAGCTAACCCCACAACTTGCTTCAATATGAGTAATCATACAAAGCATCCTTCAAAAGTTTTGTTGATTCAATTTTTCTTGAAGATTTTTAACCTGTGCCGATAGTTCTTTTACCGCATTTACCAAGTACCACACAAGCGGGTCCGTATTGACAGACAAGACCCCAAGCGAAGTTTCCGAAACACACTCGGGCAGCATTTCCTGCGCGATTACGCCGAGCTGCACACCCGTTTTGTCTATCGCAGCGTTAGCTGGCAGTCCTACAACTTCTTCAGATTTGCGGTACTCAAAGTTCCTGACCCGGATAGCCTCGATCTTAGCTAGACCATCGGCGTTATCAACAATGTTTTTCTTCAAACGCTGGTCGGATGTAGTCTGCCATGCGGTAGTATTGCCTTCGTTGTATACGCCGTTGCTGCCGCCGATAAACGCAGTGTCTCCGCCCTTACCAATTTTGTCATAGCAGAACACATATTCTTTTTCAACAGAGCCACTGCTTGCATTTGCAGCCCGTCCAATGTATATGTTTTTACTGCCAGTTGTTAAATCTTTCCCAGCTTCTTGCCCAACAGCCACATTTTGCTGTCCGCTGGTTACCGATCTGAGCGCGCCATAACCGGCAGCGGTGTTCTCCGTCCCCGAAGTAGCACTACTCAACGCCGTCCCACCGATTGCCACGCTTTGGGAAACGCCAGATCCAGTCCCGCGATTCAGCACCAATCCGTTAATTGACGTAGCAATCGCTGCACCGAGTGTAGGCGTGACAAGAGTCGGGCTGGTTGCAAACACCAACGCACCAGTACCTGTTTCACCAGTCACCGCTGCTGCCAAGTTAGCCGATGTTGGTGTGGCTAGGAAAGTAGCCACACCAGTGCCAAGACCGCTTATGCCAGTGCTAACCGGCAGACCAGTACAGCTAGTCAGTGTTCCTGAACTCGGTGTTCCAAGAGCACCGCCGTTGACCACCACCGCGCCTGCAGAGCCGACGTTGACAGCAAGAGCGGTGGCCACATCCGTGCCAAGTCCTGCGATTCCTGTACTGACAGGCAGCCCTGTGCAACTGGTCAGCGTACCGGACGAGGGCGTTCCAAGCGCTCCGCCGTTGACCACCACCGCGCCTGCAGAGCCGACGTTGACGCCAAGCGCCGTGGCCACACCAGTGCCAAACGCCGTGATCCCCGTGCCTCCGCTCGCCACCGGCAACGCCGACGCAAGCGTCAAGGACGGGATGTGATCCACCGAGGTTACGACATCCGTGCCATTGTTATAAACTAACACCGTCTTACCGACCGGGACGATCACACCGGTCTGGCCGGAGACTTTGATCGTGACCTGGGCATCCGAGCCGTTTTTGACGATGTAAGGCTTTTGGATCGCAGGGACCACCAATGTGGCCGCGCCACCCGGCGAACCGCTCAAGTTCAGGTAGATCGCACGGGCGTCCTGCGCCGCGTTCGTATCCGTATAACTCAAAGTGACCGTGGTGCTGGACATCGAAATGTCCGCCCTGCCCACAATCGCTTGCTCAAGCGCAGTGCCGAGATTGGCGTTTGTAACGGTTCCCCAAGAATTGGAGTTTGTCCCGTTATCCATCAAATCGATCTTGAGGTTCGTTGAATATGGCATGCTTGTTCCTTACGTCACAACTTCTTGCCAGTTGGCAGACTGCGCGTCATTTACCACAATCCATCCACCATACCGTGCCGTTATTACAATTAGACCAGAGCCCGTGAGGCCAAAGGATGCGCCTGCACCACCTCCATAGTTCGCCCCAGCGCCTCCAGTCTGCAAGCCTCGCGAACCGCCGCCCCCGGCTCCCGGACCCGCTGTGGCAGCAGTGGAGGTGTCGGTCCAAATGATGTCCGCACTTCCATTTGCGCCTCTTCTAAAGTCGCCACCTGTAGAACCGGCGTAACTGCCACCGCCGCCTCCGCCGTTGGTGCCTGCTTGGGCAAGAACGGTTTGCGTACCCGCCGCCCCGCCACCTGTCCCAAACCGGTTGTTTCCACCGTTGCCCCCGGTTCCAAGGGCAATTGAAGCAGATTCTCCATTAAATCCTTTGTTCGCGCCACCACCCCCGCCCGAACCATCAATGGTGGCACCAAAGCCGCTGCCCCCATTTGCCCCAGGGCCGTTGGGACCAGCCGCACCACCGCCGCCCCCGCCACCATTGTTGGCCCCAGCCGCTGACGCGCCACCGTTACCCCCAGAAAAGGCCACATCACCGATGCATGCAGAGGCCTGCCCACCAATACCACCGGCCGACACACCACTACCGCCTGCCTTTGCCAGGACCCCATGGTCCTTGTTAGTGGGAGCAGTATTTGCCTGTACGTTGAGCCACGAATCATCAGATCCAAAAATGTCATTACCAGCAATTGTTCGATAGTAGACGGTTTGACCTGGGGTAACGGCAAGGTAGTTGGTACGCGCGTAGGCTCCGCCACCTCCTCCGAAAAACCCACTAGAACCTCCTACTCCTCCGCTGCCGATTGCCTCAACCCGAATGGCGTAAACATTTGCGGGAACGGTCCAAGTGCCTGTAACAGGCTGCCCTGGGTTCCCAGTTGGCGGAAGAATAAAGCACAGTTGCAGTTGTCCAACAGGGGTCCAAGTGTATGGCTGGCTGTCATCGATTAGGCCCCAGATCAATACCCCACCGACCAGCCCCTGCGCGGATACCCCTGTGACAACAAACGAAGCATTCCCGGTTACAGAAACCGATCCAACCTGCCCAGTGCCAGAAACACCTGTCACCGGAACCTGGATGCTTAGTTCTACCGTAACTGACCCAACGCTACCTGTCGCCTGTAGCCCAGTGACCGACACATTTGCGTTGCCCGTAACCGCAACAGAACCAACTTGGCCCGTGGCTGAGACGCCCGTAACTAAGGTGTTTGCAGTCCCGGTAATCGCTACAGAGCCTACTTGTCCGGTGGCTGAGACGCCCGTAACTAAGGTGTTTGCAGTCCCGGTAATCGCTACAGAGCCTACTTGTCCGGTGGCTGAGACGCCCGTTACCGAGACATCTGCGTTGGCCTGAACTGTTACAGACCCTACCTGCCCGGTCGCTTGTACGCCAGTAACCGATACCCCAACACCTTCATCGACCGTAACTGACCCTACCTGCCCGGTCGCTTGTACGCCAGTAAGACTGACGTTGGCATCACCGGTAACAGCGACTGAACCAACCTGACCAGTGGCGGACACTCCTGTCACAGGCACCGGCGTGACAAAATCTACAGTGACTGAGCCTACCTGCCCGGTCGCTTGTACGCCAGTAAGACTGACGTTTGCGTCGCCGGTTATAGTGACCGAGCCGACTTGGCCTGTAGCAAAAACCCCGGTCAGCGTGACATTGGCAGTGCCGGTGGCTTGCGCGGTCCCAACTTGTCCAGTCGCAGAAACGCCAGTAACCGCAACAAGTTCCCCTTCCGATACGTCGGAGAAGGGAAACTCTGCAAATGGTGCGAAGCCGAACATTAGAAGATTAGGAAGAAGTTGAAGTTACCTGCACTGGGCGGCGCAGGGGCGACGTTGAAGTCCCATCCCAAGCTACCGTTGTTTGTAGAGTTCGCACCGGCGTACCAAGTATCAGTGAGGTTGTACGCCCGGACACCCGTGATCGCTAGGTAGTCAACGTTCGCTGCCGTTCCAGACCCGGTGAACACCAGCGTCCCCGGCGAACTGGCGGACGTACCTTGGACCGTCAGGATGTTACCCACAGTACCCGTCGCCGTCCACGAGGTCGTGATCCGCTGGGTTGTCGTGCCGATGTTGATGGTGTTGGCACCCGCCGCCGTGCTGCTGATGGTCTTGAAAGTGTTGTTGCCGCTGATCGTCAGCGCACCGTTGCCGCCTTGGTTCAGCGTGATGTCGGTGTAAGCAACACCGCCGCCTACGAAGGTTTTGTCAGATGCAGATGTTAAGCTGATCGTGCCTGTGCCTGTTACGGTGAGATTGGTGGATGTTCCTACGTTCCACGCATTTGTAGAGTTCCCCGCCAATGCCCATGTGCCCGATCCGACAGCAATCGTTCTTACGTTAGTATTTGAGGAAACTATACCGCCACCGCTTCCACTTAAAGTGATGTTATAGCTATTAGCGTTCAATGTGCCCGATGTAACAGTAAATGTGTTCGCATTGGAGGAAGTAAAAGCATCTTGCAACGTCACTGATCCGCTTGGCGTATCAACGGTAAACCTTTGCGTAAACGTATTACCCGCACTCGTAATCGTCTGACTGCCCCGTCCTGCAAATGTCAGCGTAGCTGTACCCGTTAGCGTTGTACCAGTTCCATTAATAAAGTTTCCACAAACTGGATTTGTAAAGGTTGATGTCATTGCAAGCGTCACCGTATTGCTCGTTCTCAGCGACATATCAATAGTGCCAATATTGTATGCTCGACTAATGGTGATTGTGCTGCCGGATGATGGATACGTTGCCGCAGGAAAAATCACCGTATCTTGAGCGAGAGGAAACTGCGTAATGTCTGCTGCGCCACCTTCTGTAGCAGACCAGCCAGTAGAAGAGTCCCAAGCGGCAGATCCAGTTGAACGAACGTAAACGGTTTTTGGTGATGGAAATGTAATTCCGCTGTTGCCTTTTACATCCCCCAGCCGAGTACCGGAGATTGGGGCAGCAGCACCGACTATGGAAATGTCTCGGAAGTCTACATCAGTCCCGGAGAACGCTGCGACGGTTAGGGTTCTGGTTGTGCCAATAACATCAGACCTGATAAATCGTCGAAAGGTAGCGTCCGTGCCAGCGGAGAAGGTCAAAGTGCCCGTTACGGTTTGATTGGCGGTAAGAGCTGTTTGATTCAAACCTTGAGCAGTTAAACCAGAAAAAGATAAATTATTGAAGCTGTTTGCGCCATTGATTACAGTCGACCCAGTGGAAGTAGTGGTGAATGCAACGTTGTAGAAAGTCTGATTGTTGCCGATGAGTGTTGGAGAAGTGTTAGAGATGTTTATTTGTGAGGTGCTTGCGGTGATGGTTAGGTTTGCACGCTCAGTTTCATTCGTTCCAAAATTTATAGGAGTAGCACCAGAAAGTGCAGTGATCCCCGTATCAAAATCAATCGTTCTTGGCGAACTATAGGCAGAAAATATAGACCCAGCAGTTAAATTGTACGTTGCTAAGTCAAACGATCCATTTGTAACCGTTAATTGAGACGACCCCATATTCAACGCACTACCTAGCGCCCAGCCGCAATCCACCCCGTTCATCGTTATACCACTTGCAAGCGTGACTCCGTTCGTCGTGAACGTCAGTCCAGTCGAGTTGCTTGATAGGCCCAGAACTCCGGTATACGTCCTTGTCAGCCCCGTAGCTGGCAGCGTCACGTTGCCATGTATCCCGGTCATCGAAGTCGATCCGGCAAGCGTCACGTTACCCGATGCTGGGCCAGCAATGGTGAGCGACTTCATGCGAATTCCGCCGGTCACGGCGTCTACCGTGGCGGTATAGGCTGTGGCATTAGAAGCGGAATCGAACACTACGTCATCATGGCTGCGAGGAACCGATGCGCCAGAGGCACCACCTGAAGATGTAGACCATCTCGCGGTGTCTGACCAGTTGCCCGTACCGCCAACCCAGTAGCGGGTGGAGTCTGCGGGTTTAGCAGTACGGTAGACGGGCGCTCCAGCGGTTCCGGTCGAGTTGGCTCCGGCATAGAACTCACCGGGGGAAAAAGAAGCGAAACCGACACCGCCCATAGCAAGGTAATCGATACCCGAAGTACATGCACCAACAATTTGATGACTTGTTGAACTACCCGTCAGCGTAACAACGTTGCCCACAGTGCCGGTGACGGTCCACTTGCCAAACCAAGTAGAAGTTGAGCCTAGAGCGATGGTGTGGGCTACGACCTTAGTGCTGGCAAGTTCACTAAATTGGTTGTTCCCGGTGATGGTGAGAGTGGAGGTGCCCGCTGCACCGCCGATGGTGAGTTTGTTGTAGGAAAGACCGCCACCGGCAAAGGTACGAGCGAGTGCGCTGGTATTTGATAGAACGATGTTGGCCGTGCCTTTGTAGAAGGCTAAGTTTGTTGTGGTTGTAGCACTCCAAATACTACCGGTGCCAGAACAGGTCCATGTACCAGAACCCATTTTTAAGGTTCTTGAGGTAGTAAAATTTGTATTAAAAGTGCTAATACTTACAGAATACGAAACAGCATCAAACGTACCTCTTTCAACGGAAAGTTGATAATCAAAAACTCCAAATGACAAGGCGTCTGCTAACTCTACTATACCTCTAGGTGCGTTAATTGATATGTTAAGACCGAACGCTACGCCATTGGACGTAATTGTTTGCGTCCCACTACCGCTAAAAACTAAGGAACTATTACCCGTAGTGGATATCGCAAGCCCAGTTCCCGATAGCCAATTGCCGTGTATAGACGGAAAAGTGGTTAAATTAGAAACTAAACTCATTGCCGTTGTTCTGGCAGACGCATTAACTGTACCGATGTTCCAATCGTTACGGATTGTAATAGTACCGGCAGCGCCCGTGTTATCAAACACTGCAGTATCTTGTGCCAACGGGAAGTTGTTGATGTCAGGCGTTCCACCAGACCCCGGTGCCCAAGCGGTAGCATTCCAGTCCTGATTGCCAGCCAAGTTCCAATAAACAGTCTTGGCCGCAGGGAACGTGATGCCTGTGTTGCCACCACAGTCACCCGCACGGGTGGGAGATGATCCTGCTGCTGTACCTGCGATGGTGATGTCGCGGAAGTCGCAGTCCGTTGCGGATAGGGTGCCTACAGTGAGAGTGCTGGTGGTGCCGAGGGTGCTAGAGCGGACGAAGATGCGGCGTACTGCTGTGGCTCCAGCGCAGGTCAGTGTGCCTGTGATGGTTTGGTTTGCTGAAAATGCAAGAGTAGCCAGACCCGCAGATGCAGGAGCCGTAACGCTTAGATCATTGAATGTGTTTGCGCCTTGGATTGTTCTTGTATTTGTACCCGTGCTAGTAAAAGACACGTTGTAAAATGTTATTCCACCACCGTCAGCGTTTGTACCATTACTAGAACAAGATATTGTAGATGTTCCGGCATTAAATGTTAGATTTGTAGAATCTGCAAATGTGAACGCCGACGATCCGCTCAAGGTCACTGTACTAGACCCCAACGTAATCGTCCTGACGTTGGAGTTGCTGGAAGACAAAGAGCCAGCCGTGACGTTGAAGTTCTTGGTGTCGAACGTGCCGTTGGCCGCCAGACAGCTGAGAGGGAACCCAATGTTCAGCGCATCAGCAAGCTCGACGGAGCCGCCGTAGGAGTCGATGGTGATGCCGCCGCTAAATGTCTTTCCTGCGCTAGTAATGGTCTGGGTGTTACGGCCTGAGAACGTCAAGGTGTTTACAGTGGTTAACGTGGTACCAGAACCGTTTTTCCAGTTGCCGTATATGGTTTGCGCAGCACCAATACTCAACGTCATCGCACTTGTGCGACCGGACATATCCACCGTGCCTGTATAAGGCACAGCAGAGTCCATCGTTATCGTGCCCGTCACTGAACCAGCGTTCGTAAACGTTGCTGTGTCTTGGGCAAGCGGGAAGAAGTTTGTGTTGGGCGTTCCGGTAGATGTATCCGACCATCCGTTTGCAGACCAGTTCTGTGCGCCAGCAAGGTTCCAATACACCGTCTTTGGTGTGTCGAACGTGATCCCTCGGCATCCCCGGAGATCCCCGATCCGCGTACCAGAAATCGGCGCAGCAGTGCCAATGACGTAGATGTCCCGAAAGTCTGCGTCGGTCAGACTCGGTGCGCTGTTGATGGTGAGGGTTTGGGCAATGCCGTATGTGACTCCACGAAACCATACTCGGCGGTTTCCTGCTGTACCGGTGGTGGACAAAGTGCCGTTGATGGTTTGATTGTCACCAAACGCAACTTGAACAACACCGGCAGAAGCTGGTCCAGATACCGTAATGTTGTTAAATGTATTAACACCTTGAAAGGTTTTTGTCCCCGCAGATGTTCCGGTGAACGACAGGTTATAAAACGTAACGCCAGTACCCCCTGATGCGCCGCCAACAAATGAAACGGTTGTTGCAGATGAACAGACAATAGTTGATGTGCCAGCGTTAAAAGTTAAATTGGTGTTTCCACCAAAATTCCACGGAGATGTTGCGCTAACAGTAACCGTACTGCTACCCAGATTGATCGTCCGTGTGTTGCTGTTGCTGGACGACAGGGCTGTGGCAGTGACGTTGAAGTTATTGGTGGTGAAGGTTCCGCTGTCAACTGTTATCGAACCTGATGATGTCAGTGCATCTTGCAGCGTCCAGCTTGCGGTAGACGTTCCTGAACTTCCGATGCGTATCGTAAAGATGGTCTTGCCAGAAGTTGTAATGGTGTACGCGCCGCTAGTGGCGGTAAAGCTAATCTGCCCAGAATATGTGAACGTGACCCCGGAAGTAATTAGCAAAGAGCCTGCTAAGTTTGCGGTGGCACCGCCAGCAAAAGTCCCAGTAAAGCCTGTGAAGTCTAAATTCCGGCAAAACGCCTGCGCTGTTGGAAGAGTAACCGTCACAGCACCACTTGCAGCATCAAAAAACACATCATCCGCAGCCGTAGGCACGGCTTGACCACCCGCACCACCAGAGGTCAAAGACCACTTAGTACCGGCAGTAGCATCCCAGTTCGCCGTACCCCCAACCCAATAGCGATCTGCCATGCTTACACCTTGTAGTACCAGACGCCATCGATCTCAATGAGCTTAGCTCCAGAGGGCGGCACTCCTTCTAGCTTTTGGTACGTTTCCCCGGCGATCTCTTTAGTCGTCTCTTGCTCAACCGGCGGTGCAGTAACAATAGCAATCCAGTTGTCCCGACGTTGTTCTTTCATCGCCTGGATCTCAGCATCACTCAGACCGTGATCATCCGGCAGGTGAAGAGCATCAGCGAACTTGCCATGTGGTGTTTCAAACTGGAAGTCGATTTTGATCATGGTTATGCCTCTTGAGCTACTGCGACAACATCCCAACGGGAATCTGCAATGTTATAAATACAACCTACATAGACCGTCTTGTTGATCACCGTCGTTGTAGGTAACGTTACCCCAACCGCGCGAAATCCTTTGCTAACACCGGTCGTCCAAGTCAACGCCCTCGCAGTACCGTTATCCTTGATCCGAAATACCGCTCTCTGACCATCGGTCGGCGTTCCAGCGTCTGCGTTGATCGTTAACGCATTGGCTAAGGCCGAAAAGCTCTGCTGGTCATAGCTGTCGCTGTTCCAAGCAAACGGGGATGCTGTGGTGGTTTGAGCGTTGCAGCGTTGTGTAATCCGTGCTGTGATTGCCCCACTAAACGAATGTGAGTTTGCCGTGTAGGTTAAGTTGACGCTGACCAGATCGCTGGCAGTTGTCCCGGCAATAGTTGCTGCAAAAAGACTCCCAGCACCATTCTGTGTGTACCATCTGATCCTGCCAAGCGCATCGCCGGAAGCATTTGCAGTAGTTGTTGTGCCAACAACTCCTGACGGGTAATGGAAAAACGACAAATACGATGAATGTGAAGCGGTGGCGCTCCAGTTGTAAAACCCGGCAGATGGGGCACCTCCAAGTGATTCCGAACCTGTGCTATGTACCTCAAACTTATTATCAATGACTGATGTACGGGCAGTCTTTCCAAGAATTAAATTTCCTCGCGCATCAATCACAGAAGGTGAAGAATCAGGATTTGCGGAGTCTTCCACCAGCAACGCATTGCCTGTGCCAATCTGCCTGATTTCAAAAGCAGTTGATGCGCTGTTTACATCCACCAGAACTGGACTGGTGAACGGATTCACACCGTCAACAGTAACCGCTTTTTCTGCTGGGTAAGTCAGGAACACATCCTTACTGCCAGCACCCCAACTGACAGCCGATCCTGCATTGCTGGACTCTAGAATCGTATCTCGACTGAGAGTCGTACCAGACAACGTATACGTCCCGATACCAACTTCCCAATTCGTGCCGTCCGTGACCGTGTAGTAGGTCGTGTTTCCGTCGCCAACAACGGAAAACGATTGATACCCCGTAACAGCACCAGCAAGCGTGTATGTGCCCGTACTGGTGGTGGTCGTAGTCTCTTTTACACGGTCTTTTAAGACGAGCGCCATGACGGCATCCTATTAAGCAATCCTAATGATCGCGTTGGTTGCGTCAGCCGTTGGAAAAATAATGGTGAACGTTCCCGCCGTAGACGTTTTAGCACCACCAAAGTCCAATACACACACCGTTGGATTGGTATAAGTGTGCGTGGGAGTCGTGTTGTAAATCAGTGCCCCAAACGCCGTGATCGTAGCGCTGGTAAACGACAAGTCAGCAAAATCGGTGAATGCCGTGGTGCCAGAAGTCGTCGGATTGACGTTGGTCAATGTTCCGCCGCCTGCTGAATAGGATCCAGAAGCCGCTACTTCGTTTGTGGCCGTATAAGCCGTCGTTGCGGCAGTGAAGGAAGCACTATTGTCGTACAACGCAAGCTTGAACGTGTCTCCGCCGGTTGCACGAAAATCATGCACTGCCTCAAGAAGTTGCTGCTTGAAACTTGTGCACATAAAATTGCCAGTAAATGCCATTTTATTTCTCCAAAAGGTGGATTAACTCAGGGTGCCCTGACTGTCTGATACGATTTGCCACCGTAACGCGGTCTTGCTCAATTGCTTCTTGCAAGTAAAACAAAACCACGCGCCGTACCTGCTCCTTAAAAGCTCTTGCCTGAGCCTGGACAGCAGGATGCGACTGATCTCCCACATGAATAATCTTGTCAGCCGCACGCTGTGCAAGCTCTTCAGGCGTCCAACCACGGTTGGCCGTGGTTGCAACCTGGATTCCTCCAAGCAACACCGCTGATTGAGCAGAACTCATGGCCCTGGGGACTCCGATTTAATTGGAATACGAACCATGCCGTCACGGTACTCGTCACGACGGCGACGGCCTTGCTGCTCCATGCCGAGACCCTGTAGCGCTTCTTTGTAAGCGCCACGGAAATAATTCAGCATGTCGGTCGGCCCCTTGGTATAACTATACGCTTGAATAAGGCAAGCATACAGCAGTGCCTCCGGAGCATTGTTACTGATCCAAGTGGTGGTGTTGGTCGATGACAACTGCGGAGGACGGTAAATATAGCCTAGTTCAACAGCAAACCCCGTGTTGGGGGTTGGAGCAACATAAAACGTGTTTTGATCCCAGACCGAATAATATTTTGGAACGCCGGTCGTGGCCCCATTAGGCCAGTATTCCTTCATAAAAGACGTGTCGCGGAAATCGAGAAAAATCTGATCCGATCCCGACGTGATCATCATGTATCGATGAGTCAGAATGTCTGTAGGAGCCGACAGGAACTTGTTGCCGGATGTCAGGTTTCCACTGACCTCAAGCTTAAATTCATCCAGATCAATTTCGCGTAGGATCTGGTTTTCCGCCATGGTGATAAAGGTATTGATAACTGAGTTGGTAAAGACATTGCTTCCCACCTCAGTGTAATTGCGGATGTTGGTGACCAGTTCGTCGTAAGTCATGATGTGCTCACAGTAACAGATCCCACCACACCCTGTGCGATCAACGCTTGCCCAACGATATAAGGACGCATGTCATTGGTCCCGCGCGCGGAGCCAAAACTTTGAAATGCTGTAAAACCAGGTGCCCCGACAAACACGGATACCGGCTCGATGCGATCGGGACGCGGATCCCTCAGTGCAATCGCATCTCCACGGTAGCGCAACGGCTCAAGCTGCGGCTCCTTCGGCTCGTAGTCGTCTGGGCAGACCATGTAGCCTTCCCAGTTCTTGCGCAGCGTATTGTATGGATAACGCTGCCCACAGTAGTCGCACAAGGCAAGCGAGTACTTTCCTGTGGCGAAAGACATTTTTAGTACCCTACATCAGGCACAAACTGGACACTGGCCGTGTCCCGGTCTTCCAATGCCGCACGCTGAAAGTCTTCTTCGTACATGGCCTTGAGCGCCTGCACACGGTCCGGAGCAAACTTCAACGCCAGATAATACGCAAGCCCCGACACAAGGCACGGCAAGAAACGAAAATTGACATCGGCCGTGTTGGTATAGTTTCCAGCATCCTGGATTCGACGAATGCGGTAATACACAAAGGTGTAGTTTTGATCCGCTGCTGGATAGAAAAACACCTTGGGGGTGTTGGTGCGTTGAACGTAAAACTGCGCAGGGCGTGCCTGCGATGTCTTATCAGGCACGTTCAACCAGTCTTCCCGGCTAATCCGCTCGATGTAGACATCCGTATTCACGCCCTGTGAGCTCTGTCGAATGATCGCCTCAAGCACATTCACCGTGTCGCTTGCCAACGTGATCTCATTGACTCCCTGAGTCAATGCATACGTTGCCTGCTCAATCGTCCATAGATTGAGCCCACGATTAGCCCAGTCCAAAAACAACAAATTGAGGGAGCGTCGTGCGGTGTTAAGCTGATAGCCGCTTTGCGGCCTCATCCCACAGCGCTCAAACGCCTCCTCAACCAGGTCGTCAATCGACAGGTCAAAGGTCGTTGTGCCTGAGGTGGCCATCAGTCACACATCCCGCCTTTGCGGTAACCCTTGACCTTCTGTCCCATAGCCATCCGCTTGTGCTGGTTCACAGCACCGCCCTTAGCCATCATCACCGGACCGGTCTTGGTGCTAGTCGCAGAGATCGTCTTACCACTGCCACCACCGCTCATCACAGCGCCACCGCCGCGCGTCGCGCATCCCATTCCACGTGCCATGATCACTTCCCCTTTTTCATTGCACGACCACGGGTGTCCGCAGTCTTGCGCTTCATGGCCCGACCAGCCATGTCCGAATTTTTCATCATGCTGCCGTCAGGCATCTTGTGCATGCCCGCCATGCCGCCCTTTTTGTACTTGGTGGCCATGCCACCGCCCATCATTTTGCCCACTCCATCGGCCGCAAAGGCGGGCACCATTTTGCCGCCCTTTTTGACCATCTTCATCTTGCCAGTCTTGTCCATCATCTGCTTATCCTGCCTTTCGGATTTCATCCAGTTTGGCTTCAAGTCGGTTAAACCGTTGATCGAAGTGGGTCACCATTCGATCCAATCTGTCATCAATCTCGCGCCGCGTGACATGCTCCTTGGCCATCTCTTCACGGGTCTTGTTGAGCAGTATACTGATTCGATGCAGCTCATCAAAGCGGCTTTTGATTAAGAAGGCCATGAGCCCCACCAATGCAGTAAGAACGATGTTCCAAACCATCATTTCCATGTCAGCAGTTCCATGCTTTCAACGACAAAGCTTTACGCGTTGGACGCCCTTTTTCGTCCTTCATTGGCCCAGGCATACCACTCATGCGGGCGCAAAATGATTTGCGCCGCTTGGCATCCTTCTCAGTCTTAGGATTGGGAGCAGGCGGCTTGAGACCCGGCTTGCCCGGATTGGCTGCGTTGTAGCTGGCGCGTCCTTTGGCATTCAAACCACCAGCGGGATTCT